TGCATACTGACTTAATGAAGTCAGCGGTGATGGTGGTGTGTTGTGCGTTTTGCATGGTTCAAAGGTAATATCAATCTGAAAACCTGCAAGAACTATTTTCGCAAAACAGCCTAAACGCTTACTGAACTACACCAAATATTTACCGAACAGAACTAAGAACGTCATAAAAGAATTGCACGCGGTCGAGATTCACCTGTGAAAGGTCACCATTGGCGGATAGATATTCCGCATTCGCTGTGCCATTCATCTTGCCCTCATATGCCTCATACAGCCGCGCCTTCCATTCCGAGCGCATCCGCGCCGTGTAGACTCCCGGCGATGGGTGGTTAGCGTAAGGCCCGAAGTCCGAGGCAATCACAGGCAGCGAATAGCACCCAGCCTCTTTCACCTTCAGGTCGCTCTTCACCCGGTTAAATCCATTGGAAATAATCGGGGCTAAGACCACATCCATGCGCGAATAGTAGATGCCGTACATAGACGGGTGAACGCCGGGCCTGAGCTTCAGCCATTCCGGATGGCCTACCGGCGCGAAGGCATTGCCCACGGCCTGCCATTCCAGGTCTGCCTCATCGTATCCGCACAGGTTGAATTCGCTGCCTGTTTCCTCACAGAATTCGCGCACCGCATCGGCAATAATCAGCAGGTCGTATCGGTGCGACCGGCTGCCGACATAGCCCACCCGGAATCTTTTCTCAGGGTGCTTTTCCTGATTCCATTGCAGTTCAGTTAGGTTCAGGGCATTGGGAATAACAAAGGTGTTGCGGTTAATCTTGCTCACCTCTTGCAGTAGCCTCTCGTTTTCGCAGATGACGGCATCGGCAGCAAAGACGGCCTTTTGAATCTTCGCGCTTAACCCGCGCTTTTCCCATTCAGCATGCGCCGGGTTGTATCGATTCATCATCCAATGGTCATCCATGTCCACGATAAAGGGAACGCCAAGGGTGTTCAGGATTTCAATAATCCGATCCTGTGGTTCGGCAAGTGTGCCATTCCAAATCACCAAGTCATATTGGCTCAAGTCGGGCAGCGGCTGGTAATTGCCTTTGTCATCGCGTGTGGCCCAGATGTCTACATCCGTAAAGTCCCTGATGCGCAGGTCGTGAAGGGGTGCATACAGGCGATGGTAAGAAACGCCGCTCATGCCGTTCAATATTCCGAGTATCTTCAATTGCTGTGGAAGTTATAGTGGTGTGTGCCTTCGGTGTCGATGATACAATGCAGCCTGCCGACCACCTTCAGCCAAGGGTATTGAAGGCGGCAGATTGCCTCTGCCTGCGTCCAGCTTATCGCCTCAATGTTTTGCCCGGCGTACTTCTTCAGCTGCCCGTCCCCCTGGTCAATCGCGGTGAATTCTGTGATGTAGGTTTTCATTCCAGCTTGGCCTTGTAATGTTCGATGATGCGCTCCATGTTGTGAGCATAGTAGGCCGCAAAGGTTGTGAAGCCTTGGTTATCATTCTGCCAGTTCACGAATAGCACAGACCGCAATCGCTGCGAAGGGGTTTTGCCCGCATCGCTCAGGTCAGCGTGCAGGCTGTCGATGGCCTCTTCTTCTTCCGTGCTGAAATACTCCGGCTTGATTGCAAGATAGCACAGCGATTGATTCAGCGTCATGAGTTCGCCTGCCTTGGCCGGGTCAAGTTCCTGAGTGCCGAAGGTCAGCGAAAGCGTCCGGTCTTTCCGGGTGCGCAGGTTTTCAAGTTGGGCCGCTACAATCAGCATCAGTTGCTCAGGTTCATGGTCACGATGATCTCGCCTTCGTGTTCGATGGTCTGCTTGTCTTTCCAACCGTGATTGCACTTGAGGTCAAAGATTAGGCCGGTTGTGTTTCCCTCTCCATTTAGCAGCGCGATCTGCTTTGCATCGTGGATTTGAGCATGAATGCTTTTTATTGTGGCGGAAAATTCAGGCCTTGCACCGTACTCATCTAAGGTGTGCCGCTCCATTTTTATGAACTGGCAGAACTCGCCCACGGTAGGAACGCGGGGGGTTGGAACATCCACCAGCTTTCCGGAATTGCTCAGGACGGGTTTTGTGAATGCCTTGCAATGTCCGATGTATTCATCAAATGCAGCCTGCAATGTTTCGGGGCTGTCAATTTTTCTTGGTCTTCCTTTCATGGAGTTTGTCTTTTACGATTTGTTTCAGTAGTTCCTTCGGCAATACCGTGCCAAAGTCTGCCTCTGTGTGGCAGGGTCTGCAAAGTGCTATCAGGTTATCAGGTGTATCGCGCAATTTGCTTCCGCCCATTCCACGGGGTTGGATGTGGTGAATGTCAGAGGCCACCACGCCGCAAACCTCGCAGCCGATGAAGTCTGTCTTTGTCAGTCCACGCGATTCCAGATATACCATGATGTAATGTTTCACTTGCGGATGATGACTTCGATGGAAAATTCCCCGTTGTTGTGTTCCTCTGGCCGGTCGGCATTGGTGGCCGTGTCGATGACCTCAAAAGATTCAACCAGCTCCTGATTGACGGCAGCCGACGCAACTACTCCCCACAGGCTGAACGTGTGTGGCGGGTCGCATTCGCCGGGAAGGTAGAAGTACTTATGGTCTTGATTCCACCTGGAAGGCAGGGTGCGTTTCCGCTCGTATAAGTCGCGATGCGGCACGGAGATGATCACCACGCCGCCGGGTTTGCAGATGCGCAGCCAATTCTTGACAGCCGTCACAGGGTCGCTGATGTGTTCCAAAACGTGCGAGGCATAGACATAATCGAATTCGTTGTCCGGGAAGATGTCCATGAAGGTAGCATCGCAATCGTCTTTATCGTGATGCACCGCGGTTGGACTAATCGTGTCCAATCCATCGTGCGTGTCAATCCGTCCACAGCCGATGTCAATCCCTTTGCCGTGGATGTACTTTTCGTAAAACCCCGATGCAAGCCGCCGGGCGTGTGCCTTTCGGGTCTCAGCCATTGGTAAGTTTTTCGATGTGATAAACCATATTGTCGCTGTTGTAAATCACGCCCCAATTTTCGCCCGTGCTGACTACATTAGGGCAGTAGGGCGAGAGTTCCAATGCACGCGGATGGTCGAATATTTCCGCAATTGCAAACGGGCTGCTCTGATTGCCGAAGTGCATCCGGCTTCCGCATATCAGCCGGGCCATTGTCAGGAAGTCGGGCGTGTCTGCTTTGATTGCATCCGGGACGTGAACTTTGAAGGCTTCGTATTCGCTTTGCACGCCGATGAATACCTTCTCCATCGGCAGGTCATTCAGGAGTTTCCATTTATCCGCTCCGCCCGCTGCGTTGTTCCTGTACCGCTCCGACAGGTTGACGGTCACATAGCCGTTAATCGGTTCGTCTATGCTGAAGGCAGGGCCGGGCCGCAATTCAGGGTACACCGCCATAATCCAGCGGCGAATGTCATAAGCCGCAAGATTAATTCGGGCCTCGCGGAACAGGTCTAAGTCATAGTCGAACTCCTCACCTTCCCAGACCTTGCACCCGATGCCCAGATGTTCCACCAGGGGAATCAGCATGGCGCAGGTCGCCTCGTTTAGCATCACCGAGCCGCCCGGATGGTGCAGCCCTGCCGCGTATTGTGCAGGTCGGTTCGGGTTCAGGTACAGGGTATGTTCGCCCGGTATCGCCGCGATGGTGGGCAGCATATAAATGATGTCCCCGGCGTTGCCGCTGTGCTTAAATTCCATAGAGGTTTTCAAGTTGTCTCATTGCATCCACCTTGCACGATGGACAGGTGGTAAGTTTTCGATTAAGGCAGACGAAGGCCAGCCGGGTTATGACCGCGTTTTCATCAGCCGTAAATGTCCATGCCAGCGTCCGCTTGTACTGCTGCCACTTTGGCAGGAGTGCCGCGAATTCCGCCCGTTGTTCTTCGCTCATTGGTACAGGGTCTTTAAAAAGAATCTTGCAAGCACCGGCGCAATACCGGCGTAAATCGGATTGACTTGCAGCAGGGCCAGCGCAATAATGGAAATCCAAAACGACAGGCACTCCGGGCAGGCAAGGACAAAGTATCCGCCGAACACACCGTCAGGCCGCTGCTGGTTGTTCAGCGCGAAAGGCACGGATGCGCCCGCGATGGAAACGAGAGTAAGGAAAATGTCAATGGTCATGGTATGCAAATTTAGGTAATATTTTTAATTGCCTTGAATATCTG